GCCAAAGAAGACTACAAGGCCGACATAAGTGAAATTAAGTCTATGTTGGCTAGGATTTTTGACAAACTGGAAGCAAAGGCTGACAAATGAACGCAGTCATCATTCAAGCGTTGGTTCGCCACATCTTGACCGCCGTTGCGGGCGGTTTTGCCGTCAGATATGGAATTGATGGCGGTACAATTGATGCCATCATAGGAGGCGCTGCTGCTGCTGCTGGCGTGGGTTGGAGTGTGTACGACAAGCGTCGCCAGTAATGGACTGGGCCGAATACCCAAACTTCCGCTCTGCGGAGTTCCGCTGCCGGCACTGTGGGCGCGAGAAGATGCAGCCGGCGTTCATGGAGCGCTTGCAGTCGCTGCGCAACGAGTTCGGCCCGATGGTCATCAGTTCGGGCTGGCGCTGCTCTGATCATCCTATAGAAAAAGCCAAGACGCATCCGGGCATGCACTCTACCGGCATGGCTGCCGATGTGGCGGTGCAGGGCGCTGACGCCGTGCGTTTCCTGCGTTTAGCGCTGGAGCTAGGATTCACCGGAATCGGCGTACAGCAAAAGGGCACAGGCCGGTTCATCCACCTTGACCTGCGGGCCGTGCCGGCGATCTGGAGCTATTGAAACGCAAAGATTGCCGCCATGACAGCGATGACAATGACGATGCAGATGATCTGCTTAACGATGATCGCGGCCGCGTCGTCGAAGTCGTCAGCGCCGATTTCGGTCGCCGCCTCGGCAGCCTCGGGATAACGACCCTGCTGGTCGCAGCCGGTGGGGATGTAGCTCATACCTGCGGCCAAAACAGCAACACGCCGACAGCGGCCAGCACGGCGCAGACGATGATGTCGATGGTCAGAGCAATGTCCACAGCAGGGCTCCCAGCGCGATGCACGCAATGATAACTGCGGGCGCTGGAACGTAACGCAAACGCGGCTCCGCGATGTTGTAGCCCGTGGTGAACGTGCAGTCGGCCAGCGTGCGTGGGGTGGTGAGGTGGCTGGGTTTCATGGGTTGTTCCCTTCAATAAGACGGGCGATGCACCTGCCGCAGTTTGTGTTCGGGCAGTCTACGTCCCACTGGCGGGCAACCATGGCGCAGCGCTGGCGTTCGGCGGCTGCGCCGTTCTCGCGCTCTGCTTCCATTGCCATCTTGATCACAAACCTCGTCGCCGCCTCAAAACGTTTTTCAAGCGCAACAGCGAACCGCTGAAAGTGCGCCTCGTTGCCCCAGTGCTGGCCTGCGGTTTCGTTCATCAGGGTGGCGATTTCGTTGTCAGTCATATCTTGCTCCTTGCCCGGATCTCCGCAGCACACTGCTGCGCGATGCCCTCGATGCTTGCGTGCTGGTCGCAGATGTCGGCACAGGCGGTGCGCTCCATCAGCAGCCGCTCGGCAATCTGCGTGCCAAGGTGGTCCAGCAGATCCTCTATCGTGTCACCGTGGCCGGTGGCGTAGCCCATGCTGCGCATCCAGTGGGCGACTTTCTCGCGTTGGGCTGCGGCGACGAGGGCGGCTTCTCGTAGGGTGTTCATTCCGCTTCCTCCTTCCTCTGCCGAGCCTCATAGGCCAGCACATCGACAAGCCGGTACATCACGCGCCCCTGCTGGGTGCGGCCGAGCCGGATGAACGCCGGCCCGCGCTGATTGGCGCGCCAGTGGCGCACGGTGCGCTTGGCCACACGCCATCGCTCGGCGAGTTCCTGCTCGGTCAGCAGGGTGTCATTCGTCGTCATCGGTGTTCTCCTCGGCAAACCACCAGTCCTCGATGTCAGCGGCGATGTCGTGCGCCTTGCCGGCGGCCTTGCCGTGCTCCGGGTGGCCCAGCAGCGGGAACGACAGTTCGTAGATCGCCACCAGCAGGCGGTCGATGTGCTCGCGGGCGGTGCGGGCTCGGTCGTCAGCGACGGCGTACATGTCCTGCACGGCCTGCAGACGGTAGTGCAGCGCCGCCTCGGCCTGGGTCATCACTGGGGTGCTCATACGGTGCCCTCCTCGGCCTGGACGATTTGCGGGTCGCCGGCAGGGGGCTCCTGCTCGGCGCGGATCTGGTCAACGCGGCGCGTGGCTGCGGCGATCACGCGGTTGCGGTCGTCGCCTTTCGGCATGCGGCGGATGTCGGCGCGGAGCATCTCGAGGCCCTCCAGCGTGCTGGCAAGCTCAATTGACTCCAGCAATTCGTCAACGTCAATCAGGCCCTCTGGAGGCTCAGGCGGTGCGGGCGGTGCGGGCGGTGCGACCTCGTCCACAGTGCCCATGTTGCGCATGCGGACGGGTTCGCGGGGCTCCATGTCGCCGACCTCCTCTGGCGTGTAGGTGCCGACCACGACGCCCGGAAACACGGTGCGGATTCCCTCAGAGATGCAGCGCGAGCGCAGCATCTGGCGGGGGTAGGACTTCCATGTCGGGTTGCGCGTCAGGCCGGCGTCCTGCGCCATCTTGACGGTCCACGCGATCTCAACGCTGCCGCCAGACGGGTGTGAGAACTTGCCGACCACGCGCGTGTCGGTGTACTCGCCCCATTCGACTTTGCCGCCCGCAGCTTGGAAGCGGGCCAGCATGGCGTCGGCGCGCAGGGCGGGGCGGCCGTTAATAACGTGGTAGTCACGCGCGGCGATAGCAGGGTGCAGGCCCTCGGCCTGGGCGATCAGCATTAAGGCCATCGCCTGGTCTGGCGTCTTGACTCCGAACAGGCCCGAGCGGGCGACGCTGACGGCCATGCGTTCGATTTGGTCGACGGGTACGAGTGCGGTCATTGGTGTTACTCCTGTGGTAGTTGAACGGTTTCAACATGCTCTTCATAACCTTGGCTGCGGCCGTATTCCTTTTCAAGCATTTCATCAATTTGCTCGCCAAGCTCAATTAGCTTGGCGCGGCCGCAGTGCCTTAAAACAAATTCAAAAATTAACTCCTCTATCTCAACTCGTTTGGACATTTCTATATCTGATTTTTTGCACTCTTCGTTTCTCTCCTCAACAAGTTGATCCTTCAGGCTTTTAACCAGCAAATCATAGGCTTCAGCCATGAACACCGGCGCGTATGCGTTTGACATCGGCGCTCTCCGAAATGGGGCGGTTTCCCGCCCCGTGGATTCAGTCAGTCAGGCTGGCGGGCATGCCGTCGTCGTCCACACCGGGGACGTTGGATGCCGCCACAGTCGTCTCGACGGGCGTGCCGCCGCCCATCAGGGCGATGATGTCGTCCTGCGTGGCGAGCTTGGCCTCGTAGCCCGACGATGCGTAGCGGATCGCCTCGGCTGCGCTGATGGCGCGGATCAGGCGGTCCATGTGGTCGGGGTGGCTGACCACGTAGACCTTGACGGTGCGGATGTAGGGCCGCTTTGGCTTCTCAGTGCTCATTTTCTTTGCTCCGCGAGACGCCGCAGCGCCTCGACTTGAGTGCCGACCTGTTGCAGGAAAGACGTAACCTTGGCTTCCAGGTCGGCAATGAAGCCAGGGTCACGGTTGATCCGCTGAATGTGCAACTGCAGTTCAACGGGCATCCGGGGATCGTAGGAGACGAAATCGCACCACTGCCGGCCAGTGATCCACATCTGGCCCTGTACCTGCGCGCGGTGCTCGTCGGGCATGCCACGCAGCAGCGTTTCGATGTGGTTTGCGGTGTTCCACGGACACTTGATCTCGATGAGACCGTCCCAGTCCACCAAGCCGTCAGGCGAGCAGCCCGCCAGCAGGGTGTCGTGGGCGACGAAGCCGGTTTCCTCGACGCTGGTGCCGGTTGCGCGCTCGTAGGCCGCACGCGCTGCGGGCTCGTGGTCGCCCCACTGCATGGCAGCGGTGACGTATTTCTGGACACGCTGGCCGGTAAGCCGTTCAACGACAAGCTCCGTCAGGTAGTCAAGTTGCGCTTGCATGGGGTCGCCGGGCACGTTGTCTTTCTTCTGCTTTTCCGTCTGCTTCTTCGTGGCAATGGCGTCCTTGAACCGGGACGCCGTGGCCTTGCCGATGCGGGCGGCGTACCAGTCGGCGTCGCGCTGGGTGGCGGTTTCGAGGATCATTCCGTCCGCTCCTCGTCGATGATGCTGATCTGCTCGGGCTTGCCCTCTGCCGCCGGGAACAGCGCGATCTTGACCTCGTTCCCCTCGGAATCGGTCAGGATGATGTGCCGCCAGGTGTGGCCGTTGGCACTGGTGCGCTTCGTGGCAACTACGCCGACGATGCCGTGAAAACTCATGTTGGTGAACATGTCCGCTCCTCAGAAATCGTCATAGAACTCAGGCTCGCTGCAGGCGAACATCGCGTCTGCGATCTGCTGCACCCGGTGCTCGTTGTGCGCCAAGAAGCGCGATTGCAGCTCGAAACGAGCCGCGTCGGCCTGCGCACGGGTGCCGGCAAACAGGCACGCCAACAGGACGTCTGCGTGAGCCGCCGACATGTCCTCCTCGCGCACATTCATGACGTCGAACGCGGCGCCCTCGCG